CTCTAACATCTCCCACCTTTGCGTGCAAACTCCCCGCCGGGTCAGCCGCATCGGTCCGCAATCCAATTTGCCGCCGCAGGAAACTCAGCATCGCTTCAAGCATCCCAAACACTAGACTTCACCCCGTTTTAAATACTCACCAACCCATGTGTACGTTATAACGTCCCTTATACCGCCCTCCGGCCCGTCAGGCGGCGGCAGGTAGCGGTAGACCTTATTGATAATTTCTCCGCTGTACTCCACCGTGGTGTAGCCATTCACGCCGTATATGCCGTGCAGCAGGTCACCGCTTTCGCCGGAGAATATCTTGAAATGCAGGGCATTCCCAGCAGTCCACGCACCCATATCGCCAGCGCGATAGTAAACGGGATAACTTGCATCCTGGCCTGCTTCGCCAATCCAGTCCACCTTGTTTGTTGCGTCGCCGGCTTTGACTACCACAAGCCAGTAGTAGTTGCCTGCTGTCAACCCAGTCAAGTCAATCGGGATACTCCACCATCCCGCCGGGTCGGGGATAAACTCTTTGGGTAACACTACCTGCTTGAGTACAGTCCCATCGTTGCTGCCATCCGGATTGAAGTCGTTATCTCGTATCTGCACTACTAGGTCTGCGCCGTCACCGTCCTTGTCAAGCTCAAACTCTACTCTGCTTATCTCCGTTACACCCGTAAGTGTGAACCGCGCAGCGTAGGTGTAGTCAGCTATGCTGTTTTCGGTTACGCCGGAACCGGTTTTGGAGTCTATTTGGGAACCGGTGTAAATTAGTCGGAAGTCCTGGAGCGAAAGAAGTTGATTGAGCAAATTTTCTGAGAGCACGCTAACATTGTTCTTAAATGCATATAACGGCATCAACTCACCTCCTGGAAGGTCATCCGGACCTCAATGGTCAGAACCGTATTCCCAGCTTTACTGAACGGCTGCACTAACCTGTTCAACAAGACCCCGCTCCCGGCCTGGTCGGTTGAACGGGCCACAATCCCTACGCACTGGTGGTCTCCGTTCGCCTCGTTTGTTTGAAAGAACGTCCGCAACCTGGCCATGGCACCCTGGCGAGACTTCGACGTTATTACCTTGCGGTAATTCTCGCCCATGTCGCTTACATCGTCGTCTGATTGGGCAGCCGTCGAATTTGAACCAATAACGCAGTGCATAGCTGCTGTTTCACTAGGCACTTCGCCAATGAGAAGGGCGGCCATGTTTTCGAGGCCATTTTGTACGACTTTGTTACTGAACGGGCCCTCTGTCCACTTTTTTTTTGTTATGACATCCTCAAAATAAAAAAGCCACTCGGCATTAACTGTGATGGTTCCAATTGCTTCAATGCGGGCCAATTATCCCACCTCGCTTTAATTCAACTTTCGCCACCCATTAGTTTGTTAGTTTGATAAATAGGGTTCTAAATCTGCGTAACTAAATGTCGAATATTCAATATTGTTAATGTTGAAATATTGCCGGACAGTATCAACTAAAAGTGTTGGATTATCTTTTGTCACATAATGCTTGCCCTCAACATCCTCATAATATTGTTGTAGTGCCCAATTAACAGCTTCTTGCCACTGCTTTTTAGTCGGCATCAGTTAGGCACCCCCAGTAAGTCAACTGTCATCGAACCGGTTGTAGGTGCAGTATCAAATCGAAGTTCAAGTTTTAGGAGGTATCTAAAGTCTTTGAACGGGTTTTCTTTCTTCGGCGTAATACCCTGGTCACAACCTGACAGAAAAATGTTTTTGGCATCTGCAGGAACAATATGACAAGCGGATGTTCCATAGGTGCTGTAAGAAGAAAGAGTTCCATCAGAAGCTAAAACCTTTATGGTGTCAGGCCCGGTAGTCCTGAAACCAACCCGCAAAGGTTGGTCATGCGTGTTGGTGATTCGGAAATCAAAATCCTTGTATCTACTGAGGTCTATATCGTAATATCTTGCGTTTGTATCTGTAACTGCCATAGCATTCACTAAATTTACTACTTCAACATTTCTGCCCGATAGTTGAACAAGCGCCTCGCCGTTGTCACTTCCTTTTTGAGGTACCCATAAACCGCCTGCCGTTTTAACGTAGTTGCCGGCAAGCATCAACCACTCGTCAAGGACGTAAGCCTGGTCGTAATTCAAATGCTTGTTGTACTGCGTTCCCGCAGCCATTTTAATCTCGCCCTCCTCGTTTAAACTAAAATGCCGGGCCTTCGTACCCGGTCAGTATTCCTAAGCCGTCAGCCGCTACAATTTGGAAGAATCCGGCGCACTCGACGAAGCCGCAAACTGGCGTAGTTACTATATCCTGGAGAATTCCATCCATATCCATCTTATACGTCGTCCACTCATCGACAGGCAATGGCTGACCACTACCAGCATACGCCTCTATCTCATCGCCACTACGGCCAGTAGAAGAACAACGAAAGTCGTCATATAAGGTATTTAACGCCCTGCCGCCGCCGGATATGTTGCCGATGGTCAGCAAAGCAAACGTGCTTGGAATGTAAGTCGTGTCGGTACCTTTAAGCTCACCGTCTATATACAACTTTACCGTTGAACCGTTCCAGGTAACTGTAAACATGTGCCACCCGGCAGGAGTTTCAGAGTCGGAGACATAGCAACTATTCTTAGAGTTCGTCCCATCGTTCGCGTAGATATACCACTGCCCGTTCGCCTGGTGGTGGACTAGAGCGAGAGCTTTGTCCCCATCAGAAATGTGCCACACTCTACCGTAGACCTGCGACCTGATAACCGACTCCACGTATACAAAAATGTCTATCGTTCCTTCCTGCGGGTTCAAAATCCCTTCGGCAGGAATAGTAAACAATTCATACTGGCGTGTTGCAGTGCCTGCTTGTGTCGCCATATAACCGGTGGGGTACGATTCCTTTTCAAACTGCAACCCCCAAACGTACACCCCGGACGAGCCGTCTCCAGTATACGAAGAATTTCCGTCATTGTCGTATATAAAAACATGCAACCGCGCATCATATGTTCCTGCACCTACTGAACCGCTAATGGAACACCGATAAAAACCGTTAGTTACGGGCTTAATTGTTGCCGTGTAACCGCTATCTACCGACACAATTTCGCCTGTCTCTAAATTAAATTTTGCATTAGCATACGAAGCATCGGCATCGCGCAGGCGGATAGATAATGTAATAATTTTGCGTTCTCCAGCTTTCGCATAGCACGAGCCAGTCCATATTTCATTATCGGCTGGAGTAGTAAAAGCCTGGTTAACGTGATGTGGACCAGTCTGTGTGTCCTCGACTATTTTATCCGCCGTCATTGTGCCATTCGGCGCGTTGATAGCATCTGCTGTAATTGAACACCTAATTTTCGTCCAATTTGCATTGTCAAGTTGTTCGCTGTAAAGGACAATATTTTCTGTTCCTTCCTCCAGCATAATCGCCTGGTCAAACTTGCCGGATTCGAAGCGGGGCTGGTCGGCGGCAACCTGGGTGCCGTTTTGCTTATATGCAACACTATCGCGGTTGAACACTGGCCCTTCGCGTGCATAATACGGCAATTTTCGCGGTGTGATGTGTATCTCGTCGGCCACCTGGACCTTCTCCTGGCCGTAGGTAAACTTATGCAGAATCGTTGTTTCGTTTAGCTTCTTCTTCTGCTGCGCCTTCCAAAGTGCCTGCAGATAGTCTGCTATGCCCAGAAGCCGCCCACCGTATTCAACCCTGCATGTCCATTTTTCAGGTGTGCAAGGCGTAATTGTTACCTTCTGCACCAAGAAGGTGCCCTGGATACCTCGGTCTGGCAGGTTTATCGTTACAAGCTGCCCAGGTGCCCAACGAATAACTTCTGTAGGGTAAAGCGTATTAGAAGGGTAAAGTGTGTCGGAAGGATAGAGCATATTGCCTGCTAAATAGAATTCCGTCTCGAAACTCCCTTTTACCCTGGGGTTGGCGTGCTCCCGCAGGTCGGCGTTCCCGGCGGCTTCAGCAGCGTCAATGGTAGTGAGACTGTCGTCCACAATGACGTGTTCATAAACGCCGTCGCCCCCCTGCACGGCTGCAATGGCCTGCTGGGAGGCGATGTCTTCAACCATCGTTATTACGTCAATGTCGTATTTGTAGGTAAAGGCCAGCGTCGTCCCAGCAGCAGGCGTTGTCGTTTGGGTGGAACAGCGAACATACTTTTCCTGGAAATTCATCATGTAATCGTAGTCAGCCTCATCGTGGACGTTTTCAATGCCCACAGTGACAAGGCTGCCGCCCACGGTCATGCTGATTTCGTGAGGTTTGTGCGGTAGCACCCACGCCCTAGCCGAACCATCTGCTTTGACTTCATATGTCCAGGAGTCAGACAGCATTGTCCCGCCCCGGACGTAGACGCGGTTGCGGAGACCAGTGGTTTCAATGGTGTGCTTGAGATTGCGGAAGTAGCCGCCGGGTTCAAGAGACATAGGTGCGGGTTGGGCTAACTCCGAAGGATTGAAGAACCAGACGTCTTTGTTATAGTCAACGTACCACTGCCATCCCGTATACTCACAAAGCCACTTAAAACACTCTGACGGGTGCTTATAATTGAACTCTCCTCCAGTTGTCTCAATAACTGGAGCACCTGTGTTTACATGGTTGCTTGTGAAGCCTGGACAGTATTTTGCCAGGATATCTCTTACGATAGCATCAGCAGTCATATTCTGGTATGTCTCCACAACAAGGCGACGGTCGAGCATAACTGTGTAATCGTCCACATCCACATCCCAGACTTTTTCCGTGCGGTCGGGGCTGGTGTCGGCAAGTTCCACTTTTACAATTATCCCAGCGAAAAGGCGTCCTAAAGCATCGTCCTCGATTATTACTTCGTCACCTTCAGAAGGCTGCGGTCCCCGCACCATGAACTGAGCACTGTCAATCTGATAAGTAAGGACAGCCTCGATTTGAAGGCTGTCCTTGATAAGGTCATCCCAACGGTCAATACCAGCGATATAGAGGTGTCGGGCCAACGTAACCTCCCCCAATAAAAAGACAGGATTTACTCCCACCTACACTTCATCCTAGAAATTCGTCCAATCTCGCCTTCATCTTCGCCTTGGCCTCCTCATCTTCACCCTGGTCAATTTTCTTAACTACCAGTTCCTTGAACTCGTCTTTGTCAATTACGCCATTTTTGATTAACAGTTCAACTACCGCATCAACTTTAAAGCTCATTAACGCCAATAGGTTTACAAAACCACTGCCATCTCCCATATTCTCCCTCCTTTCTGGGAGGTATATTCGAGAAATACAAGACTTTTTCCTTTGCTCTTAGCTAAAGTCGTCCTCCTGCCTTGTAAATCTCCCTCCTGAAAATTGGTTCAAGCTCTCGCCATATTTCCCTGGCATTGGTGCCATTAATGTTCACGATAAAGGTGTTGCCACCATAGTAGGCGTTGGTGGTGCTGTAACTAGTGGCTATTGCCGGGGCCAAAGCACCAGGCGACAACGCCGCCATCCTCGCCGTTATGTCTTCCAGTCTCGGCAGGCTTCTTTTTATGCCTTCCACCAACTCCCGCACCAAGGCAGGCCCCCACTCGGCAATGCGGGTAAGTGGCCCTCTCTTGGCAGGGCTGTGCGGCATGTAGCTGTCTATCATGGCGGCCATTTCTTCCAACATACGGCGGAGGTCATCGAATTTGCTTCTTGCACCTTCCATAAAGTTAACCATCATGCTGGCACCGTATCTAGTGCCAGCTTCTGCTATCTCCTTAAACCGCTTCTCGATTCGTTTCATCTCTTCCTCGGCGTTCTTGCGGATCTCGGCGTTTTTCTTCTCCCATTCAATGCGGTATTTCTCAAGTTGCTCTTGGGCAGCAAGGCGAATTTCAATCAGCTTTTGCTGCATTTCAATCCGCTGCTGTTCCAACTGTGTAACCGCCTCAGTCCTAGCCATCTGGTTCTTTTCGCGCCAGAGCCGGACGTATTCTTTGAGTTCCTCATCGGTTAACGTGTTTAAAGCAGCAATCTCCGGCGCGGCTTTAGGCCCCATCTCCCGCAGTTCCTGAAGCAGTCCTTCATCTATACCCCTGGCTGCAAGGGCTTGGATGTTGGTGCTCCACTCTTCAAAAGTTTTAACCTGATTCCGAAGATTTTCCAAAAGCTCTTTGCCAGAGACTTCTTTGGTTGTTACCTTATCAAACAGACCCACAAAGTCCCGCAATGCCCTCGCTCTGCGTTCCACTTCGGCTTCGTATTGTTCTGTCAGCCTGCGCTCGTCTTCGGCCAGCTTCGCATTGATTTCGGCGACCTTGCGCTGGTATTCCTCAGCCGCGGCTGCCAGGTCTTCACGCATCTTCTTTTCAACGGCATCGTATTCCTCAGCAAGGTTCGCCACCTCACTGGCAAGGTTGCGGAGTTCCTTGGCCTGGTCTTTGAGGGCCTGGGTAGTATCATAAATCTGCTTTTCTATGTCCGCCTGGGCTTTTTTCTCTTGCTCTAGCCGCAGGGCAAGCTTTAAGGTTTCCTCTGCATCGGCTCCTTTGGCCCAAACGCTTTCTTCATAACCCTGCGTTACTGCTGCCACGATCTGCTTCTGGATCTCAAGTTGTCGGTTGAGCCAGGTTATCTTGTCAGCCAGAGCCTTAGCCTTGTTGCCGTGGCGTTCGGTAGCAATGGCAGCAATCTCCTGCTGAGTCTGGATTATCTGGAGGCGGATGCTCAGGATGTCGGCTGCACGCTCCCAAGCGGCGCGGGTGTCTTCGGCGGCTTTTTCTGCCTCTCTACCAGCTTTCTTTGCGCTTCTTCCGGTCTTCTCTACCATGTCGCCAGTTTTGCTCAACTCTTCCTGTAGGCGTTTTAAAAGCTCATCTAGATTGTAATCCAATTCAAAAGGCGATTTGGTTTTCGCTTTTCCCGGCGTTTTCCAAGAGGAGAACGCCTTTCTAAGATCAGCAATAGCTACCTCTGTTTTTTTGCTAGCCTCAGCAGCTTTTAAGTGCAACTCTTTTAAATTTAGCTTTATATCCTCGGTTTTCTTGTGAACTGCTGCCCTTGCTCTCTCAAAGGCTTTTTCTAGGGTGTCGGGCAGTATTCTTGCCAGCGGAGATACAGCATCAAGAACGCGGGCGATAAGGGCGTAGATTTTTTCTTTTAACTGGTTGAAAGCTGTGGCAATGTGTATCACCATGCTATCAAAATATGCCCCTATTGCCTGCACCACAGCGCGAGTCTTTTCTTGGATACCACCCCAGTTTGCCTTCCATGCTCTGTATAGAGCATATACGGCTGTGCCAACCGTGATAATTGCTGTAATCAGAAAGCCAATTGGGTTTGCTTTAATAGCGGCATTTAAGCCTTCTTGAGCTATAGTCATAGCAATCGTGCTTTGCTTCCACTTGTCGATTGCGGTTTTAATGCCACCTATAACCACGGCCCAGGTTTGAACGCCTTTAATGGCCATACCAATGCCCACCGTTAACGGGCCTAAAGCGGCAGCAAGTCCGGCAACAATTAAAATAAATCTTTGTGTTCGAGGACTAAGGTCTTTAAAGGCTTCTATCCATTTGTTGATAGTTGCCAATATCACTCGCAAACCAGGCTCCAGGTTTTTATATAAATCTGCAGCTAACTCCTGAATGCTAGCCGTGGCCCGCCTTGCCTGGTTGGCTACACTATCGGAAGTACGCGCTAGATCACCTTGAGCTGTCTTTGTCTGTTCCAAAATAGCACCGTAACGGGCAGCCACTTTTTGTGCTTCAGTTAACTCTTCGCCAGCTTTAGCAATTCCATGAGTGTAAGCATAAGTTTTAATAGTGTTCTCGTCTACCAAAATACCTAGAGCGCGAAGTGGTTCGATTTCACCAGTAATTCCAGAGCGCAACTTTTCAAATGCCTCATGGGGACGCAAATTGTAGAAGGATGCCATGTCGTAGGCAAGCTGGGTTAATCCCTGGGCCATCTGGTATGCCGCCTGCTCACCAAACCCCATGCTCCGAAACATAACGTTAAACATACCGATGTTGCGACGCAGTTCATAGGCATTCAGGCCCAGAGCATCACTTAATTGCTCACTCCATCTCCTGGCGGCTTCCGCCATATTACCCATAGAAACTTCAAAAAGGTTTTCCGATTCGGTGGCGTCAGCTCCAATTTTAACAATTGCAGCCGTTGCAGCAGCTATCGGAGCAGTTATACCCAATGTCAAACCTCGACCAACATCAATAAGTCTCTGGCCTATCTGCTCAAATGATTCAAACCTTTTTTCCAAATGTTGCAATCGTTCTTCTGCTTCGCGTAATCCAGAGGCGAATTGGTCAAGTTTTACGCCGATCTTAACCCATAATTGCCCAACTTCCATCTATACGCCACCGCCTTTGCAGTAGTATAATAGATTGAGACCATTTTGAAAGGGGTGATAACTTGCTGAAACGCATCCTTCTTATTGCAGGTATTATTGTAGGAGTTGCTATTTTAGCGCCTTTTATCTTTTACTTTACTCTAGGAACAGAAGAAGACAGAGACCAACAACTAGCACAACAACAGCCAGCGCTCTCACCAGCAGATGTTGCAGATAAAAGCCCGGAGGAAATAGCTTATCTTGTCTTTGGTAAAGCCACCAATGATAACCCTGCAGGCATTTCTCAATTCGATTACACAAAAGGAGATTCGGAAGCCTCCATCTGGTTCCAAGCAGTGATTGATGTTGATACCACCAGTAAGCAGGAAAAATATGAAGAAATCGGCAGACAGTTAAAACCTAAAATTAAACAGTACTTTGAACTAGTTCCAGATATTAACACCCTTCTTATTACTGTTTTATTGGACTACAATAGACAATGGAAGCCTTACCTTACCTTTGAAGTTACTAGCAATAACATGACTGAGGAATTTCTAGGTAAAGACCTGCTTAACAAAGTTAAAATCCTCAAGCAACATCGCTAGATCCTCAATTCAGCATCTTCCGCAGGCCCAGTCACTCCTGCGGCTTTTCTTTTTCGACAAAATTAGCCAAAGGGATACCCCTTCCCTACGTGGTAATATGAACTTTAATCGAGTTTCCTAACCAGTGTCCCAATTGCGGTGCTAATAAGGTCGGAGAGGAAGCCTACGATTTCGAATACGGAACGTTGCCGCTTGAGCAAAACCAGTCCATGAGAGTAATCTTTGTCGTATGTAAAAGCTGTGGGTATATTTGGATTTTCACTTTGTTCACCTCCTTTGTTCACCTCCAGCTTAATAACTCCTTTAAGGTTAGCCTTTCCGGCTCCTTCTTCTCCTGCTCTTTGACCGAGTGTGCCTCAATATGCACCTCAGCCAAAGCAAAGAGTTTCCTAGGCGTGCACCGCCAGAACTCCGCCTCGCTCATGCCCAAAGCTACTGTGCCCAGGTAATACAGCCACGCCCAATCAAGGCCCTGTTTTTCTACAGGGCCTTTCCCGTGTTTTTTTGGGCTTCCGGTAAAGCAGCATTAAGAGCTTCGGTGACCTTATCGCTTAGGTTAAGCACTACACCAGGTACCCACTTTCCTACTTCTTTCAGACTAAGATTCTCATCTTCGTGTACTAGCCCCGCCCACAGAAACACCTGAATAGCCTTAAAGGAACCCTTATTCAAAGCCTCCATAGCATCTGCCAGGCTACCATAGTGCTCTTCAATCAACGCTAAAGCATTGAAATCGTATACCAAGCTACGCTCCTTATCCAGTATCACCTTAATCGGTTTTGGCCGAATATCCGCTAAGTTGCTCATCGTATCCCTCCAACAGATTAAGTTTTAGGGGCGGCACTTAGGCCCGCCCTCCTCAGATTAGCTAATCGGCTCAGCACTTTCGTTGAAGATAATGTCAAAAATTTTTCCGTCAGCTTTGCGCGGGATGGCCGTCGCCTTACCTGACACTGTAGCAAAGTCTCCACTTTGGTCAGACACTTCCCAAGAAGGCGGGTCGTCAGCCAGGCACTTATACGTCACGAAGTGCACATCCCCCAGACCTTCTTCAACGTAGACAACACGTCCCTCTAACTTAAAGTACCCCGGCTTATCGTCCGCAGTCAGGCTGTAAGTTTGGATCTGGTTGGGACTCTCGCCAGTGGCAGTCACCGTGCCACCCAGCATTATCTTAAGCACGTCCAAGCTCAGCTTTACATGCTCAAAATTGATTTCAATTGCTTTCACTTTCGTCCAAATGTCCATTACCTGGTTATCGCCCTGGAGTTCCTTCTTTTCTACAACCGGTTTTATACCCAGTTTAACGATGCCAGGTATATCAACTAAAGTTCCATAAGTAGCACTGCCACCTTCAGGGTCGTCGGTCAATGGAGCAATTTTCACATCCTCTAACTCCAAAAGCTTAGAAACAGTCGGCAGAGCCATTTAACCCATCCCTCCTTTAAATTTCTAAGGCAGCCACCGTCACCGAAGTAACATCCGAATAATTGACCTGCACCTGTCCCTGGTCATCATTGAACCGCTCCGGCGAGAAAGGACCGATCATTTTTTCGCCACCAGCTGGCACAGAGACAACTATGTCATGCTGGAAACCAAAGTTACAGGTCTTGGCGCTAACAACTGTCACACCTATATCTGCTGTGCCTTCGTTTTTAACGTGCAGCATCACCCTGCCATTGTTTGGAAAGCTGTCTCCGTCAGCTGATGCGGCCACGTACACCGGTGTTATGCCGGCGGCGGTCACGTCCTGCACTGTGAGGACCGCCATTCTATCACCTCCTTAATCGCGCTCTGTCCATACGGCTACGTTGAACACAAAAATAAAGCGGTTGTTTTCATCCCGCTGCAAGAAAAATGGTGGCTGCATCGCCTGCGCCACCATCTTGCGTCCAGAGGGGGCCTGCAGAAATCGCCTCTCGCCACCGTCCAGCAGGTTGAATATTCGCCAAATCCGCTCATAACCGGCTTGATAACTCTTGTCCCGCACCAGCACCTGTGCCGTCATCTTCACATCCGGCAGAGGCAAATCCTGCGCAAATCCTCCAGTGGGATACAGCACCACTACATTATCTGGGCTGGGCGGGAGCTGCCCTAAAAAAATATCGGTGCCTAAGACACCAATACCGTTCTGTTCAAGATAGCCACCAATATCTTCTAACAACATTACATTCAATTACCCCCCCTTTAATGCAAAGAACCGCTCCTACTTGGAGCGCCACTTATAACCATATATGTGCTGGATAGGTTCTGGGCATGGTCCAATATATTCAAGAAACCTTCTCGCAGCTTTAGAACTCATAGTTATTACTGGACCATTTGGGTGTTTCCCAATTTTTGCCTCACCGACTATTTTGTTAAGCATAGAAACCAGAAACTCTACTTCTTCTTTTGTAAACGCTTGAGTGCTCAAAGTAATATAAGGCGTAGGCAGCGGGCGATTTAAAGAACCATCGCCAAGATACCAATGTAGACATGTGACTGGCGTTAATACTAGATCTCTAGGTACACATTTTTTGCCGTTAGGATACCACCGTTGGTAGAGATCTGTTAATTCTGGGTAACGCTTTGAAATATACTGATAACAAGGCCGGGGTGAGAATCCGCCACCAACAGCTTTTTCATAAATACCTTGTCCCGTTTGTTCTAGTCCATAACTTAACAGTAAACATGATAACCATACTATATAATCTTTCCGTGATGTAATATAGCCAAAATAAGCGTCACCATTTTTCGGTTTAATTAGATAGCCATCGCCCAATAGCTCACCATCAAGAATTTCTGCTAGCCCGACCTTCCAATGCTACACAGCCTATTCGTTTCTTTGCTGCTTCATCACGGCCTCTTATAGGTATTTCCACAGCGCGAGCATACTTAAGGACAGTTGAATAGTCCAACCCAAGTTGCTCTCCTATTTCTACACTCGAAAGTCCTTTGTTGGTATACAAATCATATATCTCGGCTTTTAACTGCTCAGCGCGATAGGCAGCCGTATACTGGCGTCGATGATTCCCAGAATATCCCTTAAGGCCCAGCAACTTGTATAGTCGACGTATAACTTTGGGTGTAACTCCAAAATGTTCCGCTATTTCAATTTTTGTAAGTCCTTGCAAAAACATATTTCTGACATTATTTAAAATCTCTGGATTATTGGGCAAGTGAGCATTTGACTGATTGCGTTGTCTTAGTAATTCCCGCTTGTCCCTTGCTGGTATTCCGTGGATACCTAGCCAACGCTGAATAGTGCTACTACTTGCTCCACAGATATTTGCTATTTGTGCACAGCTTAATTTTTCGACAAGATACTTCTCTGCTAGCCACTTCTCATCTTTATATAACGGCTCCAAAATTACCACCCAAGTAATATTATAACACATGCCTTAAGCGATCTGCTATCGCCCGAGGCAGTTTTGGGGCTGCAGCTTTAACAGGGTCCTCAAGGAATTTAGCCTTGCCTACCTCGTGCTTTAGATCTAAACGTTCATGAACCCAGTATGCGTATTCTTCAGTGCGTTGACCGGTTTTAGGGTTTACTTTGCTTGCAGGCCCTCCGTAACCGAGTTCGACCTCTACTTTGCCGCCTTTAGTTTCAGGTTCTTTAACGAAACCACTCGCTCGTAGTGTCCCCGTATCCACCGGCACCTGTTTCTTGCTCTCGGTCATGATCAGTTCCGCCTCAGCATACAGCGCCTTCCCTAGCTCGGCCTGCGCCCGCTCGCCCAGTTTCTCCAGGACGCGATGCAATTCTTCTGTGCCCTTGACCTCGACTGTTATCCTCATCGAAATGTCGCCTAGCTTTCTATAACTGAGAATCGTAATAGTATTGTGCTGCTTGCGGAACCATCGTTAGTGATTGATATGACGTAATCGGTATTTGGTTTGAAGTGGAGCGGCTTCTGAGCTGTAAGCACGTCACCACCGACTATTTTTTGTCCCACGGTTCCCCCAACATAGAACTCGTCAATTTGGGTGCCGCCGGAAACTCCCGATGGATCGGAGTAAACATACACAGATGATGTGTTTGAACTTGTTCGGTTGCGGTTGATCAACGGAACAGCCGTTGTCCCGTCTGTCACGGTTGGCCCTTCGTACATCTTCAGCGTCATTTTATCTCCGTCGGTTACAATTGAGTCAGTCATAAAGCAAACTGTCGCAGCTCCCGTTTTTACCTGCAGGTATGCAGTTGCCGCAGCTTCAATTGTATATTTCGCATATCCGTGGTACGCATTGCCGTCAAAACAGCGCTTAGCTAATAAGTCTGTCGTAGCCGTTTGCAGTCTTTATAGTTACCGTGCTCATCAGGTATTCACCACCTTGTGATGCGTGCTCCCGGTTTCGTCAGGAAGCACTTCTATTGACAGAATCACCGGCTGGCTCCCCTCAGGCAGGGTAATCCTGTCCTGGATACCGACATCCACCGAACCGTCCAGGTACACCTGCGCAGTGCTGACAACTTCCTGTCCCGTCCTGTCCCGCACTAATTTCGTCTTGTGCTGCACAAAAGCGGAATACTGAACTGGATCGCCATATTGCGGCTCGCCGTAAGTATTGACGCCGGTAAACGGCTCAATTGTAACTGTTTGGTTGAACCATTCTAAAAAGTCCTGCTCCAGTGCCATCAGCCACCATCCTCATCAGCTATAACAGAATCGTTTTCCATCATGCCCAATTCAAACCGCGCATCTTCTTCCGGCTCCTGCCAGGTTGGGTAAGCTGATGAAGTCAAAGCGCGTTTCTCCAAGTCGGCGGCTAATGACATATAAGCCTGCGCTTTTTGGCTGAGACTGATGCGTAAGTCTCCAACGGCCTTGTCCGCCTGACGGGAGAACTTAGCTGCCAGAGCTTTGGCCGCCCGGCTCGCCGCCTGGAGAACATTTTGCGTTTCTGTCAGGAGGAAGTTAATTTCCTCATCTTGCAACAGTTGGTCGTTTGTGTCGGTATCGCCGATATAGAACCTGACTTTATCCTTGGCTTCCGTCAGGCTCGTGTCGTAGCTCCACGTCATTATTTTCACCGCCCTCAAGCACTGACAGCCAGTACTCACAATCCTGAATCGCGCCGTTATAAGCATTGAGGTTGGCGATAAGCTGTTCACGTTCCGCTTTCAGCTTCGCCAACCTCTCCAAAATCTTCTCACGTGCAATCATTTTATTACCGCCCTACGAACTGGAAATAGTCTCCCATGCGGAGCCAGTCCAGACCTTCAGTTTATGGGCGGTGCTATCGTAATAAACATCGCCCTCTGCAGGAGTGCCGGGGGCAGAACCAGGTGTGAAATTGGCAAAAGTGCCGATACCGATATTTGCCGCAAATGTTGCAGCACCGGTAACGTTTAAAGTCCCCGCAATGTTTGTATTGCCGGAAGATGCCTCTACCGTAAATTTGTTCGTGTTGACTGCAAAGTCGCCGGTGCAACCCAACGTTCCATCAACGGTTAGATTTCCATCAATGGCTAAGCTTCCGCTAATATCTAAGTTTCCTTCAATGGCTAAGCTTCCAACCAAAGCCTTCCCTTTAGTTAACCGGTTCAATTAGTTCACCTGCCTTCCACGTTTAATGGAGCTAACTGTTCCATTAACTTCTCTTCTCGTTCCAAGCGCCTATCTTCTTCCTCCGGCGTCAGCACTTTGTCGGAGTGCCGCTTGTTACCATGATACTCACGTTCTGCGTAACCGATGAACTCGGCCCCACAGATGGCGCATTTGTAGATTTCAGCCTTCCTCTCGACCGGGGCAAAGTAGCCGAGGCGCACGAGTTTTTCGTCATTTCGTGCGCCTACGAGTTCGGTGATTTGCCCCCGGTCCAACTCTTGACCAGCGTAAGTAAACGGTCGTCTAGCCCAGTACTTTTTAGCCATTACGCCACCGCCCCACTCAGGAAGAGCCCTGCGTTGGCGCCAGTCACCTTCTGGTCGTAGTAAGTGTTCCCTTCGATGATATCAACCTCGCGTTCTTCATCCCGCATACGCTTGATGTACTGGAGCGCGTTGGGCACAACCTGCCACACAAAAGTATAACCGGCAGCCGGAGTAAGCAAGGATGGCCTGTCGGGCACATAGATCATCAGGGCGTTTTTGCCCCATATCCGGCTGTAGCTTACAGACGACTCAGCAGTGCCCTCAGGAGAAGTGGTGTAAATTGCACGCCCGATTAACACTTTGTCGAACTCCGTC